TGAAGATGAAATGGTTAGTGAACCAGAAACGGGAGATGAAGTGGAAATTGATATCACCCAATTAGTTCAAGGTACTGAGGATGTTAAAATGTTAGCCCAACAATCTAATCAAAAGATTGATATGTTAATGAACCAATTTGATGAATTAACAAATAAGATATCTAATATAGATAATATATCAAATAGAATTGAAGGTCTTAGTGCTGAAATGGAGAAAAGATTACCTACTGACCAAGAAAAATTGGAAATGAGGTCTTTAAGTTCTTACCCTTATAATCAAAAACTTACTGATTATTGGTTTGATAAAGAAGGTACTTACGATGTTATGGGTAATAAAGAGGAAAATAAACCTAAAGAGTATGTCTTAACTAAAAACGATGTTGATTCTGGTTATAGTGATGGTAAAATAAAGGCATCATTTAACTCAAATAACGATAATGAATTCGAGGAGGAAGATATTTAATAAGTAAAAAAAATACTACATATATTAAAAAAAACCGCTAAATAGCGGTTTTTTTTATATCTTATTTCATTAACTTGTGATTTAAAATAAAAGTTGGTATATTTGTTAAGTATTAGAATAAACACTTTACTTTTAAAACTTTTAAAGTATATTTTAATAAATAAATAAATAAAATAAAATAAAATTATCATTATGAGTTCATTAGATGCTATATTAGCACAGTACGAAAAAAACGAGAGACCATCAAGTGGGAGAAAAGTTACAGATTTAAAAGATTATTTCACAACTTATTTACCTGATGGTCAAAATTCAAAAACTAAAACGATTAGAATTTTACCTATGGCAGATGGCTCATCACCGTTCGTAGAAGTTTACGGACATTCTATTCAAGTTGATGGGGCATGGAGAAAATTTATGTGTCCAAAACACCAAAAAAATGAACCTTGTCCATTTTGCGAAGCTAGGGAACTTTTATTAGCATCTGGTAAAGAAAGCGACAAGGAGTTAGCTAAAAAATACAACGCTAGAAAGATGTACATAGTTAAATTAATCGATAGAGAATTTGAGGAGGAAGGTCCTAAGTTCTGGAGATTTAACCATGACTTTAGAAAAACTGGTGTTTTCGACAAAATTGTAGATTTACTTAAGTCTGGTGTTGGGGAAATAATGCACCCTGAAGTTGGTAGAGATTTATCAGTTAACATCTCAAGAGACCAATTGAAAAAGCCATTCGTTTCGTCAATTATACACAAAGACATTTCACCTTTATCAACTAACCCAGAGTTATCTAAAACTTTTTTATCAGACGAAAGAACTTGGGAAGATATCTACGCAGTTAAATCTTATGATTATTTATTTATAATAGTGTCTGGTGGTATTCCATTTTATGATAAAGACGCTAAGAAATATGTTGATAAGAAAAATATCAAAGAAGGTAACGATTTATCTGACGCTGATTATGGTAGTGGTTTAACGATTACTAAAGAAAGTTTTGCAACTAATAACACATCTAGTTCATCTAGTTCATCTAGTAATGACTCACCAGATGATTTACCGTTTTAAGGTAAGTAATTTAATGATAAATAAGGTAAAACCATATATGGTTTTACCTTATTTTATCTTAAAATTTTAAAAATAATAAGTTTAAATATAAATATAAAATGGGTAAAGCACCGAAAAAAACTAATGTTATAGATAAAAATGATTTCGATTTAGATGCATTCTTAGAGTCTGAAAATATAGTAACTGTATCACAAGATAAAGAATTATCTTGGGTTCCACTATCTAAAGCTTGGCATGATGCGATTAAACTACCAGGTTTCCCAAGAGGATTCGTTAGTCTTGTAAGAGGCTACTCAAATACTGGTAAATCAACCGCTTTTTATGAGGCTATCGCAGGTACTCAAAAAATTGGTGACCTTGCAATAGTAATTGAAACCGAAGGTAATTGGAATGTTGACCATGCTAAGAAAATAGGTGTTAAATTCAAAGAATTTGTTGATGCCAAAACTGGTGAGATAACTGAAAAACCAGATGGTTTTATTCTTATGAGAAGTAAGGATATTTACGATAAGTATAAATGTTACAATCATCAAGATAGTAAGATGATGACCAAACCAACTAGAGGTGAGCCAGTTATTGAGGATGTTTCACTTTTTATTAGTGAAATGATTCAAAAACAAGAAGATGGTTTAATAAGAAAAAACATTGTATTCCTTTGGGATTCAATTGGTACATTAAATTGCTACAAATCAGCTTGTTCTAATTCTAGTAATAATATGTGGAATGCTGGTGCAATGGGTGCCTTCCAAGCTATTGTCAACTTTAAAATACCATCTAGTAGAGCAGTAGATAGTTTATATATCAATACAATGATTTGCGTTCAGAAAATATGGTTAGATAATATGAATGGTACTGTGATTAAACACAAAGGTGGTGAGTTTATGTTCTTCAATTCTAGGATTATAGTCCATGTTGGTGGTATATTAACACATGGTACTAAAAAACTAACAGCTAAAGCTTTAAATCAAGATTTCCAATATGGAACTGAAGCTAAAATTAGATGTGAGAAAAATCATGTTACTGGTATTGAGAGAAATGGTACGATAGCTTCCACACCACATGGTTATATTAACCCAAATGAATTGGATGAGTATAAGAAAGAACATAGACAATTCATTCATGACGCTTTAAATGTTGATTACGATACAGTGATTGAGTATTTAAGTGAGGACGGTCAACTTGAAGGTGATGATATTATAGAATAGAATATATGAGAAGAGCACCTAGAAAAGATAATCTTGGGAAAGAAATTAAAACATTACTAATAGATGGTAACGCTCTGTTTAAAACGGGTTATCATGGTGCTATAAACGATTATAACGATGATGGGAGGACTATAGGGGGTATTTACCAATTTGTGGTCATCATGAGAAAGTTAATCGATGAGAAGTATTATGATAGAGTTTTCGTCTTTTGGGATGGTAAATTTAGTGGTAAATTAAGATATAATCTTTATTCCGATTACAAAGGTAATCGGAATAAAGATTATATAAATGGTACAATACCAGATGATAAGGACCAAATATTACAACGTTTGATAGTTCAAGAGTACCTAGAAGAATTATTTATTAGACAATTAGAGGATGAAATAGTTGAAAGTGATGATTTTATTTCGTATTTTTGTAAAACTAAAGGATTAAATGAGAAAATAACTATATGCACTAATGATAGAGATTTATGTCAATTAATAGATACTGATATTACGATTTATTTATGTGATAAGAAAAGATATGTCTCAGTTTGTAATTATAATGAGTTTTTTAAACATCACCATACAAATTCAGCTTTAGTTAAAATCATCAGTGGTGATAATAGTGATAATATTAAAGGTATCAAAGGAGTTAAAGAACCTTCACTTTTAAAGTACTTTCCGTTTATAGCTGAAAGAAGTTGCACCTTAGTTGAGATTATTAATGATGCTAAAAAATTACAGAATCAAAGATTAGTGGAGAAAAAGAAACCATTAAAAGTATTTGATAATTTAATCAATAGCGTTACAGATGGGATACAAGGAAAGGATATTTATAAAATTAATAAACTTCTAGTTGATTTAACCACGCCTCAAATTACTTTGAGTGGTATTAATAAATTAGAAATATTAAAAAATGGTGTTATTGACCCACAAAACAGGGGTGTTAAGAACGTTATTAATTTAATGAGAAGAGATGGTATTGATAAGAAATTTTCTGATGTTTCAGAATACTTAATACCATTTAATAGATTGATTGAGAGAGAAAAAAAAATGTTTAACAAAAATTAGTGTTATGAGAAAAAATGTTGAAAAGCCGTTATTTGAGTTTTCGTTGTTTATTAATAAAAACATTGTATGTCAAAGAAGTTTTGATGTCTATGGTTTTAATGCGGACTCCTTAGGTTCTTATGAGTTAAAAGAAATGATGAATGAGATTTCTGGTGTTAACAACGATTTAGGTAGGTTAGGTATTATACCTAAATTCTTAAAAAGTAAAAGTGATGATTATTTATGGGATAATTACAACCCACATATACATCAAAAAACGGAAGATATATTTATCCAAGATATACTTGAGATAGATGATAATTTCCAATTCGAAGTGAGAATGGGTGGTAAATTAATAACCAGCTCTAACTTTAGTGGTAATTTATTCCCGCCAAGGGTTAGATACCAAGTTAATATCAGAGAAATCATTTTTGATATTATTGGTGAGATAAGAGAATTTTTGACTAGGAAAGAATACACAGCAATTAGTGAAGTGTATAACGAACAACCAGTAAATTAATATTAACATATGTCTAGAGTAGAAAAAGATAATCTAGGTTTTTTAGGTGAGGACTATCAGTTAAGGCTGATAGCTCAACTAATAACTGATAAAAAATTCGCTAACGATATATTAGACATTATAGATGTTAACTTTTTTGGTGATGAATACCTAAAACTAATAGCTGTTGAGATTAAAAATGCTTATAATACTCATCAAGTTATACCAGACTTTGAAAGTTTAGAGTTTAGATTGAAAGAAAGATTAAGTAATACAATACAGAGAGACTTCGCAATAGGTCAGTTAAATAAAATCAAAGATGTTAACTATAATGATAGCTTCAAGGTTCAAGAAATAGCTATGAAATTCTGTAAGCAGCAAGCTTTGAAAAAATCTGTTTCTGAAATAAACGTAATACTAGAAAGAGGTGATTATGAGGAGTATGATGAGTGTGAGGTTATACTAAAGAAAGCACTTTCAGTTGGGGAAAATAAAGATTTTAGTATTCAATTAGATAATGATATTGATGGCGTTCTAGCTGACGACTTTAGAAACCCAATAGCGACTGGTATTAAAGGTTTTGATGAATACATGAATGGTGGTTTAGCTAAAACTGAACTAGGGATTATATTAGCTCCTTTTGGTGTTGGTAAAGCTTTACCTAATTCAAATAAAATTTACACACCAGAAGGGTTTAAGTTAATGGGGTCTATTAATGTTGGTGATAAAGTATTTGGTAGAAATGGTAAGGAGACAAATGTTATTGGTGTCTACCCACAAGGTATTCGACCAATATTCAAAATTACTTTTAATGATACTACCAGTACTTTTTGTGATGAGGAACATTTATGGGCGGTCAATTCTAATGACCAACGTAATCACTCATCTTGTAAAGTTGATAACTCATTTAAAGTAGTTAAAACTTCTGAACTAATCAATAATTTAACTTTCGGGACTGGAAAAGATTTGAATTTTAAAATCCCAATGGTTGAACCAATTGAGTTTAACGAACAAGAATTACCAATTGACCCATATGTTTTAGGTGTAATGCTACGTGATGGTAATATGAAGTCGTCTACGTTTACTAGTAAGGATTTAGAAGTTGTTAATGAGGTTAGTAGGTTAATGTGTGGTGTTATATCCATAAAGGAAAAATGTTTAGATATTGATAAAGATGATGTCTTAGTTAAAGAATGTTTATCTCATGTTTCTATTCATGGTATTACCGATAAATTAAAATCGTTAAGTTTATATAATAAAAAATCTAATAATAAATTCATACCTATTAGTTATCTTCATAATTCAAAAACTAATAGGTTAGAAATACTTAGAGGTTTGTTAGATGCTGATGGTAATGTGAATAAAAATGGTAGTATCGAGTACGTTAGCGTTTCAAAAAAATTAATTGATGATGTTAAATGGTTAGTATTATCTTTAGGTGGTTTTTGTGAATTATCTATCGGAACACCTAACTACAGTTACGATGGTGTTAAGAAGGTTGGTTGGGAAGCTTATGTATTAATCATATCATTCCCAAGTGAAAATAAAATAAAACCATTTAAATTAGCTAGAAAAAATGAACTTCTCATTACTGGGGGTATTTATAATAGCGGTAAATTTATCAAATCGATTGAATATTCACATAAAGAAGAAGCCACTTGTATAATGGTTGATAATGTGGAACAACTATTCGTTACTGACGATTTTATTGTTACACATAACACAACTATGATTACCAAGATAGCTAACAGTGCTCTAAATCAAGGTTTTAACGTTTTACAAATATTTTTTGAAGATAATGAGAAGGTCATACAACGTAAACACTACGCTTGTTGGACCAATATAGAGTTAAATGAGTTATCTAATCATAAAGAATTAGTAAAGAAAACCGTTATTAGTAATTTAGAAGCTGGTGGTGAACTTAGGTTGTTAAAAATGAATAGTGATAATATCACGATAGCTAAGATAAAACTAATGGTTAGGAAATTAATAGCTAACGGTTTTAGACCAGACATGATTTTAATTGACTATATCGACTGTGTTGAACCATCAAGAAAAGTAGATGATACTAATGTTGGTGAAGGTAGAGTAATGAGAGAATTTGAAACCATGTTAAATGAGTTTGATATGGCTGGATGGACAGCAGTACAAGGTAATCGTTGTGTTGCACTTGACACTAAGGTGGATATTGAGGGTAAAGGTACTATTGAGATAAAAGATGTGGTGTTAAATGATAAAATTTTAACTAAAGATGGTTACAAAATGGTATCACATATTTTCCCAATTCAAAAGCAACCAGTGTATAAGATAAAATTAAAATCTGGTAAGGAAATTAAAGTGAGTAAAAAACATTTCTTCCCAACATCAGATGGGGTTTTGAGTTCAATTGAAAGTGGTTTAAGTATTGGTGTTAAGTTACTAATTAAAAAATAATTTAATAATGTTTTAAAATGGTTAATAATAAAGGGTTAGAGTATGTATGGAAGAACATAAATTAAATTTAGAAGATTTTGATTTAGATGAGATTGAAAGTATTGAGTTAATTGGTTATGAAGACACTATCGATATAACAGTAGATGATACACATATGTTTTACGCTAATGATATTTATACGCATAATAGTTCAATTAAAGCTGAGGTTGTTGAGTCAGACCAAATGGGTGGTTCGATTAAGAAAGCGCAAATTGGGCATTTCATAGTTTCAGTTGCTAGAAGTAATGAGCAAAAAGATAGTGGTCACGCTAATTTAGCAATACTTAAATCTAGATTTGGTAAGGATGGTATTGTGTTGAGTGATTGCATTTTTGATAATTCAAGAGTTCAAATTGAGATTGTTGAGCAAGAATCTAAAACGTTCTTACAAAATACTTTTGATAAAAATTCTAGGGATTTAGATAGGGTTAAGTTGATTATGGATGCTAGTAAGAAAATTAAAGAAAGTTAAAAAAAAAAGAAAAAAAAATGAGTGAGTTAAAAAAAGAACCGATTCTAACTGAAAATCAAAATAGATTCGTTTTATTCCCAATTGAACATGATGACATTTGGAAACTTTATAAACAACAGCAAGCTAGTATTTGGACTGCTGAGGAGATTGATTTACAACAAGACCTAAGGGATTGGAGTGAAAAGTTAAATGATAATGAGAAACATTTCATTAAACATATTTTAGCGTTCTTCGCAGCATCTGATGGTATAGTAAATGAAAATTTAGCTGAAAACTTCCTTAGTGAGGTACAATACACGGAAGCTAAGTTCTTTTATGGTTTCCAAATTATGATGGAGAACATACACAGTGAAACATATTCATTACTTATCGATACATACGTTAAAGAAGAGGCTGAGAGACATAAACTATTCAATGCGATAGAAACACTAAGTTGTGTTAAGAAAAAGGCTGATTGGGCTTTAAAATGGATTGAATCGGATTCTTTTGCTGAAAGATTGATTGCCTTTGCTGTTGTGGAGGGTATTTTCTTTTCAGGTGCTTTTTGTTCAATTTATTGGTTAAAGAAACGTGGTTTAATGCCAGGCCTAACATTCTCCAATGAGTTAATTTCTCGTGATGAGGGTATGCATACTGATTTTGCGGTTCATTTACATAATCATCATGTGGTTAATAAGGTTCCAAAGGAAAGGATTATTGAAATAGTTAGAGATGCTGTTGAAATTGAAAAAGAGTTCATATTAGATGCATTACCAGTAAAGTTAATTGGTATGAATTCAGATATGATGTCACAATATATTGAATTTGTTAGTGATAGGTTATTAGTTTCATTAAATTGCGGTAAGGAATTCAACGTTACTAACCCATTTCCATTTATGGATATGATTAACCTACCAGGGAAAACCAACTTCTTCGAGAAGAGAGTTGGCGAATACCAAAAAGCTGGTGTAACCAACACTGATTCTAGTAAGTCTATCACTTTTGACAGTGAAGATGGTGATTTTTAACATAATATTAGATTAAATTATGTGGTTAGGGTGAATATTCACCCTAACCACATTAATTATAAGTAGATAATTATATAAATAAAAAAAAATATGAAAGTAGTAAAAAGAGATGGTATTACTAAAGAAGATGTGAACTTCAATAAAATTAGTACCAGAATTAAAAAATTATGTTATGGTTTAGACACATTATATGTTGACCATGATGAAGTCTCAAAAAAAGTTATAGATGGTCTTTATGATGGTGTTACAACTATTGAGTTAGATAGACTTGCATCTGAAACAGCTGGAGCTTTAGTATCCCACCACCCAGATTATTCTTTACTAGCTTCTAGAATTGAGATAACCGCATTACATAAAAGCACTGAGAAATTTTTCAGTAAGACAATTGAAAAATTATATTCCTATATAAATGATAAAAATGGTAAACATTCACCATTAATTAGTGATGAGTTATATGAGGTTGTTAAGAAAAATACTAAAGTTTTAAATTCTGCGATTATAAACGATAGGGATTTTAGTTATGATTATTTTGGTTTTAAAACTTTAGAGAAGTCATACCTTTTAAAAATAGATGGGAAAGTAGTTGAAAGACCACAACACATGTTAATGCGTGTTTCTTTAGGTATTCATGGTGGTGATGTTGAATCAGCGATAGAAACGTATAACTTAATGAGTGAGAAGTATTTTACACACGCAACACCTACATTGTTTAACGCTGGAACACCAAAACCTCAAATGTCATCTTGTTTCTTATTAACGATGAAAAATGATAGTATTGAAGGTATTTATGATACTTTAAAACAAACAGCTTTGATTTCACAATCTGCTGGGGGTATTGGTTTAGCAATACATAACATAAGAGCTACAGGTTCTTACATTGCTGGGACTAATGGGGTTTCAAACGGTCTAACACCTATGTTACGTGTGTTTAACAATACTGCTCGTTACGTTGACCAAGGTGGTGGTAAAAGAAAAGGTAGTTTCGCCATTTATATAGAACCCTGGCATGCTGATATCTTAAGTTTCTTAGATTTAAAAAAGAATCATGGTGTTGAAGATATGAGAGCTAGGGATTTATTCTACGCAATGTGGACCCCAGATTTATTCATGAAACGTGTTCAAGAGGATGGTGATTGGACTTTAATGTGTCCAAACGAATGTCCAGGTCTTGCCGATGTTTACGGTGATGATTTTGAGGCTTTATATAAATCTTACGAAGAAGCTGGTAAAGGTAAAAGAACTGTGAAAGCTAAAGAAGTTTGGTTAAAAATTCTTGAATCTCAAATTGAAACAGGTACACCATATATGTTATATAAGGATGCTGCAAATAAAAAATCTAATCAGAATAATTTAGGTACGATTCGTTCTTCAAATTTGTGTACTGAAATTATTGAATACACTTCACCAGATGAGGTTGCTGTTTGTAATTTAGCATCAGTAGCTTTACCTAAATTTGTTGAGGTTAAGGATAGGAAAGCTAAAAAACTTGAATATGTGTTCAACCATAAGAAATTACATCAGGTTGTTAAGCTTATAACTATAAATCTAAATAAGGTTATAGATAGGAATTATTACCCAGTTATTGAGGCTGAGTATTCAAATAAAAAACATAGACCAATTGGGTTGGGTGTTCAAGGGTTAGCTGATGCGTTTCAAATAATGGGGATTCCTTTCACATCTAAGGAAGCTAAAGTTTTAAATGCTGCTATTTTTGAGACTATGTATCACGCAGCCATGGAATCTTCCATGGAATTAGCTAAGGTAGATGGTCCTTATGAGACATTTGTTGGGTCAATGACTAGTAAGGGTACTTTCCAATTTGATTTATGGGATGAACCTATTTTTAGTGGTATGTACGATTGGGATAAGTTAAAGAAAGAGGTTGTTGAGAATGGTATCCGTAACTCACTTTTAATGGCCCCTATGCCGACTGCTAGTACTTCTCAAATACTAGGGAATAACGAAGCATTCGAACCTTATACTACGAATATTTACACTAGACGTGTGTTATCAGGTGAATTTATTTGTGTAAATAAACATTTAATTTTGACATTAATAAATTTAGGTTTATGGGATGACGAAATGAGAGATAGGTTAATGATTAGTAATGGGTCGATAGCTAATTTTACTGACATCCCTGAAAATGTTAGAGATATTTATAAAACTGTTTGGGAAATTTCACAACGTGATGTTATAGATTTATCAGCAGATAGAGGTGCGTTCATTTGTCAATCTCAATCTATGAATATATTTATGGATAACCCAAATTTCCAAAAATTAACCAACATGCATTTCCATGGTTGGAAGAAGGGTTTAAAGACTGGTATGTATTACCTTAGAAATAAACCAGCTGTTGAAGCTATTAAATTCACTATCGACAAGACGAAATACGTCAAAGAGGATAAAGAGTTTTCAGCTGAAAATTCGGAATTTGATTGTGATAATTGTGGTTCATAAAAAAAAGGGGTTTTAAACCCCTTTTTTTTATGCTTATAATTTAAATTTTAATTATATTATGTATATTTATCATAAAAGATATATGTCGTTACAAACTATTAACATTGACTTCCCATTTAGAGATAGTATAAATGGTGATTTTATTAAATTAAATGATAATGATGCTGATGCTATAAAGGCTGATTTGATGCACCTATTATTAACTAATAAAGGTGAGAGGTTATACCTACCAGATTTTGGCACTAATTTAAGGAAATTCATTTTTGAACCAAATGATAGTTTAACTTTCTCAGACGTAAAAGCTGAGATTAACGAGACTGTTAATAAATATATACCAAAATTAAAAATCACTACAATATCGGTTGAGGAATCAAATGAGGCTGAGTACACAACAATAGTTAAGTTGGATTATGTGGTTAGTGATGATATATTTGAGGTTAGGGATTCTATAACTATAGAATTGTAACCATATTATGTATCTGTTTACATTTTAAATAAAAGATAAATATTTACAAATAAATAAAATCTTTTATATTTATTAATAAAAATGTAAATGGCTAAAAAAATAAATTACTTTAATAGAAACTTTGCCGATGTTAGAGGTGAGTTAATAAACTTTGTTAGACAATACTACCCAAATATTTTCTCATCATTTAACGATGCTTCGGTTGGTATGATGTTAATTGAATTAAACGCTGCTGTTTCGGATATGTTATCTTTTCACACGGACAGAACATTTCAGGAAACGCAAATAGATTACGCACAGGAAAGGGGTTCAATCCTTTCAATGGCTAGAACCTTTGGTTTAAAAATACCAGGCAAAAGACCATCCATAAGTATTGTTGATTTTAGTGTAAATGTACCAGTTAATGGTGACACGTTCGACATATCGTACTGCCCATTAATTAGAGTGGGTGCTCAAGTATCTGGTGCTGGTAAAAATTTTGAAACTGTTGATGATATAGATTTCACATCACCATTCGCAACTGGTGGTGTACCAAATAGACTTATAATCCCTAATTTAGATTCAAATTCTAACATTTTAAACTATACTATAACTAAAAGGGAGTTAGTTGTTAATGGTTCCACTAAGGTATTCTCAAAAACCGTTGAATCAAATGATGTAAAACCATTTTTTGAAGTTATTTTACCAGATAGTGAAGTAATATCAATTTCAAATGTGATTACATTAGAGGGTACTAATTTTAATAATAACCCAACGATTGATGAATTCTATAATTTAGATAATAGATGGTTCGAAATGGATGCTTTAGCTGAGGATAAGGTTTTTATTGAGGATAATAATGTTATTTCAGATAATTATGGTATTAAACCTGGTAAGTGGATTAGAGTTGATAAAAAATTCATTAAAGAATATACCGATAATGGGTTCACCAAGGTAATTTTTGGTGGTGGTAATCAAGACATTAGTTCATTGAGTAATTTTGATGTTAACCCTAGTTTATTAAGTAGGGTTGGGGATTTTATTAATAATCTGTCATTAGGTACGACATTAACTGCTAACCAAACTTTATTTATTCAGTATAGAGTTGGTGGTGGTAAAGCTAGTAATTTAGGGTCAAATACTATAAAGACTATTAATTTGGTTGATATGTTTTTAAATGGTTTAGATGATAAAAAAAATCAAGCTGTTAGAAACTCACTAAAAGTAAATAACCCAGTACCAGCTATGGGTGGTAAGGATGAGCCAGATATTGAAGAAATTAGAAATTTAGTTAGGTATAATTTCGCATCACAAAATAGAGCTGTTACTATTAAGGATTACCAAAGTAGGGTGGCTTTGATGCCTGGTGAATTTGGGGTACCATTTAGATGTGGTGTCCATGAGGAACAGAATAAGGTTATTATATCAGTTTTAGGTTTAAATAGTGTCGCTAAACTAACCTCAAACGCTACTAGTACTTTAAAAAATAATATAGCTGATTATTTATCTGATTATAGAATGTTAAATGATTACGTTGAAATTAGAAATGGTAAGGTTATTAATTTAGGTTTTGAGATTGATTTATTTATAGATAAGAAATTCCCACAATCTCAAATAATGAGTAGTGTTATATCAAATATTAAAACATATATGGATATTAATAAACATGATATGGGTGTTAATATTTACCTATCACAATTACTTGAAACTATAAATAATGTTGGTGGTGTCTTGAACGTTATCGACATGAGAGTATATAATAAAGTTGGTGGTGGGACTTATTCTTTAAATGAGATATCACAACCATATGTAGATGATTTAAGTAAACAAATAAACTTATTAGGTGAATTCACTTTATTTGGTGAGCCTAATACGATGTTTGAGATACTAATCCCAGAGAAAGATATTAAAGTTAGAGTTAAATAAATAAATAAATAAATAAATAAAAAAGTTATGAGTTGTTGTAAAAGTAATGTGGATTCACCATTGGATGGTGAAAAAGAAAGTATATTAAGTAGAGTTATTGTTTTTATTGTTACCTTATTTTTGCTAACTATATTAACACCATTTTTTTGGTTAATTGGGGTCTATTTTATATTTAATAGTTTTATTCTTAATAAGAATAACACCATCATACCTTCCATGATTTTTTTATATAAAATTATTAATAAAAATAAAGATAAAGAAAATTTAAATGATGATAATGAAATTGAGGATATTGATATTGACAATGTAGATAACTACGAGTTAATGGATTATCAAATGGTTGATGACGATGAGTAATATTAGGATAAAAACGGATGTAGGTGTTGATAAATATCTAAAGGTTAATTTGGAACAAGATTTCGATTTTCTTGAGATATTATCATTAAAGTTATCCCAAGAAGATGTTTATAGGCGTTTTAACTCTGATTACGGTGTTGTAGTTGGTAGAGTTATCGTAAACAATGGTTTGGGTGTACCTAACGCTAAAGTATCCTTATTTATACCTTTAAATGATTCTGACTCGGAAGAGGTTAAAAGTTTATATCCATTTAACACGGCTAATGATGAAGATTTTGATGGTGTTAGGTATAATCTTCTACCAAAAGACTATCAAGGTGATTGTCACACACCAGTAGGTACGTTCCCAAAAAAGAGAGAGGTACTTGATAATAATATTATTTTTGAGGTGTATGACAAGTACTATAAATTCACGACAACAACTAATAACGCTGGTGATTTTATGTTATTTGGTGTACCAGTTGGTAATCACATTATAAATATTGATGTTGATTTATCGGATATTGGTCAATTCTCACAAAAACCTTATGATTTTATCGAACAAGGTAACCCAGAAAATTTATTCAAATCATCTACCGTGTTTCTAGGTAGTAAAAATCTAAATTCCCTAACTCAACTTAAAAACCAAAAAGCAGGTGTCAATATAATACCATTTTGGGGTGAAGAGGGTGAGATTGGTATAACTAGAATTGATATGGATTTAAATTATAATTTAGTACCATCAGCAATATTTGTCGGTAGTATTTTCGGTGATAATGAGAAAAATTCACTTAATAAAAATTGTAGACCTAGAAAAGATTTGGGTAAATTATGTGAGACGGTATCCGCTTCGGGTACTATTAATATGATTAGGAAAGATATTGATGGTAATACTCAAAAATTTGATGTTTCTGGTGGTAATTTAATTGACGAGTTCGGTGCTTGGGCTTACCAAATACCTATGAACTTAGATTATGTTGTTACCGATGAATTTGGTGAACTTATTCCTAGTGAGGACACCAATAAAGGTGTACCAACTAGGGCTAAAGTTAGATTTAAAATCGGTATGGATGATACTGGTGGCGAAGGTAGAATTAGAAGTAGAGCTAAGTTTTTAGTCCCTCATAACCCAAAAACTGCTGATGATATTGATTATAATTTTAATAGTGACACTAAAAGTAATAACTTTACTGATTTATCTTGGAATAAAATATACACAGTTAGAAACCATATAACTAGAATACAATCTGCTTGTTCAGGTGGTTGTGCTGATAACAGAAGAATGATTGGGGTTAAAGATGTTGATGATTGTGTTGGTAATAAAAACCCATTCCCATTTAATAAGTTAGATGGTGATTTCAACCCATTATTCTTAATAATATGTTTAATAGTGGGTATTATTTTAATGATTTTAGAGTTAGCAAACAGAGCTTTTAGTCTTATCACTAGAGTTAGGTTGTTTGGGCGTGTTAGGTGTGTAGCTTTAGATTGTGATGGTGTTAAGTACGCACCAGGTTGTAGCGGTAGTCGTGCAAAACCTGATGGTACTAAAAGTACATCAAAAGATGCTTTAGAAGAGTGTTATAAAATTCAACTTGCTTCAGCTTTAAATATTTTTGAGTTTGATTTTTATAATGATTGGGTTAACGGTACATTATTTTCATTTTTATTAAAATATAAAAAAAAGAAGAATAATGAGAAATTCTGTAGTGTTGATGTAAGTGAGGATAGTTACATTGTTGACACTTTAATTAATGGTAATTTAAAAAACCACGCTAGTGAAAAAATATATAAGGGGTTCATTAAAAGTTTTAAGGGTGAATTATTTTACGCCCCATATGATAAGGATAGAGATTACATTTTATACGCAACCGATATAACTTGCTTAGGTGCTATTAATAAATGTGATTGGGAAGGTAAACCTAGTTTTCACGAATACTTACTACCTACATCATATAAGATACCACCATTAACTAATACAGATGAACCTAATGTATCTAAATTGGCTGATAGTAATCCCAATAGAGGCCTGTTATTTACATTTTCATGTACTAAGCTTAATGCTAGTGATAATCAGATGAGTAATATAAGAAGGTTATGTGAGATTGGTGTTGGTCTAGATGAAGATAGAAATGATGAACCTAATGGTGTTTCTAAAAATAATAGTATTGGTGATGAAGACATTGATAACCAATTTGTTAGGGATTGTTTAATTGTCTCAAATTCAAATACTTTATCTTTAACGACTACAGGTTTAAATAGTGGTTTTAATGGTTCACATTATAAAAATTATAGAGATTTTGGTAAAAGAACTGTAAAGCAAGCTAGGGGTAATTCGTTCTATATGTATTTTGGTACAGCACCAAATAATAGCGCTATTGATAAGATGAACGCTAAATATTTTACTAGTTGTGAACAAGTAGTGGAAGATGAGTTTATAATTGAGGGTGTGATTAGTGATGTAACGTATTTAGGTGGTAATGATGGTAGTATAAATATCTCAATAATCGATGGTTTCGAACCATTCACATATCTTTGGAGTAATGGTGAGATTACTGAGGGGGTATCTAATTTAACCGCTGGTGAGTACACCGTTAGCGTTACCGATGATAATGGTAGTGTTGTTAAAAAGACGTTTATAGTTAGCCAACCAAAACCAATTAAGGTTGAAATCGTGGTAAATACCACTAGAACCCCATTAAGTAGTGATGGTACATTAACTTTAAGTTCGATTATTGGTGGTAATGGTAATTATTTTGTAACAATAGTGGGCCCAACAAATAACCCAACTACACAAACAGTTAATAACCCAATACCCAATTTCACATTTACTGGGTTGGCGAGTGGTACATATACCTTAACAGTCGTTGATACTAGTAACGTACCTTTGACTTATAACAGTGTTTTTGAGATATTAAAACCGCCTAAATTAGAGACCACCATAACATTTACATCGCCAGAATGTTACGCACCTGATTATGATAATGATGCCGAAATTAATATTCGAATAAACGGTGGGATACCACCATATTTAGTACAAACTGTTGGACCAACTTTTGTGAATGAAAGCGGTGGTACTGAAACATATTCATCAACATTAATGAACCATCTTTCGTTACCTAGTGGCACCTTTTCTATCACTATAACAGATTTATTTGGTCAAGTGGTTACTGGTTCTGGAGCTATAGTAATGCCAACAGCTTTAAAAATTAGGTTTTATGAGATTAAGGTAATAACTCTACCATCTCGAATTTCTATTATGTCAAGTAATGCATTAGCTAACTTTTTAAATGCTCAAAATTCTGTACATGATTTAAGTAATCAACATATAGATTATTATTTCAGATATAGTTATTTTCCTGGTGGGGTTCTAAGCGGAATGGGACATGCTTTCCACAAATTCATACCAAATTCGGTTAGTGGGTATGGTGTGTGTGGTGGTAATGGGTTAAATTTCGATGAATCTAATTTTGAAACTATAGCAACTAATGAACAATCAAATTTTATTATAGATAAGAGGAGAATCAGTATTACCTCACCCCGTGCTGGGCAACTTAATGGGTTTGGGGATGGCGAGAAATTTGATGTATTTAAGGTCGGTTCAAGTGTTAAACTCTATGAGTTTACGATAGGTATTGTATATAATTTTGACACTAATTCTTTCCTACGGGTATATTCATTCCCACCGAATGGTCTAACCGCTGGTGATAAAGCATACCTTGTGAGTCATAGGGATGGGTGTGAATCAAATGAAATAACAATTTACTAATGGACAATGTGAAAATAATTTTAAATAATGGTAAGGGTGTTAATAGGGTTAATATTGATTCTTTCATAAAAGTACCTTTTAAGAGTACTAGTAGGTTATTACCTATTGGTGATATAAATGAAATTGTTAATGTTGGGGATGTATTCAATAAGGAGAGACAAAAGTCTAAATTATATCGTTTCAATTTTACGATTAACCCTATCTTCACTAACGCTTTGTTTAATGTTACTGGTGAAAATAGTTACGCAACATTTATGGGTCCTATATTTAGAGATAGGAGTTACCCACCTAATGGTATTGATTTAGATGAGGAAGAGGATTTAAAATATGGGGAGTCAATTCAAACCCACTTAGTTGAAAAACATGGTTGGTTTGGTTATTACGACCCAGATATTTCTAAAGTTAGTAATTGCTTATTTTACGATATGTCACCATCTAGAGATTTATTCACTTTAACACCTAATAATGGTGTTAAAAATTGGGATATAACGATTGTATACCCTAAAAGTACCATTGATAGTGATTTAACTAATGGTGGTTTAAAGATTATATATAAAGATACTATCATTTTTAATGGTAGGGAAATGACTATATTTGGGGTCCCAGTAAAGCATGGTTTATCCGTTGGTTCAACAGTTAGGATTAAGGGTTTACCCCAAATTAATTTTAATGATGATTATAATGTTCTTAGTTTGGGTTTATCTAATGGTGATGATAGTGAATATTATTTTATAATTGATTTAAACCCAAATTTAGTTACCATTTCTAATGATAGTAGAATGGTTAGGGTTTTTGGTGGTCAAGAGTCAAAATATTACTATAGAGTTTTTAGTAAAATTAAAACTAAGAACACTTTCGTTATTGGTAATAATGATTATGAAATATACCCTTTAGCATTTAGTAAAAATATTTACAATGATATTATATCGCAATTTAACATGAATGAGGATATTGATGTTAATGGTTTACTTGATAATTTAGGTAGACCATTATCAGAGGTTTACCTAACTTTCATAAAGACTGATTCTGAAAATACTTTCTCTAAGGTAAAATCTGGTTTATCAATGGCGAATATTAGTGGTATTGATTTGGATTTAAAAATTCCAGATATTAGACGAATATCAAATAGCCTCATTACACATGAACATTTAGAGGGTAATGTTATGATTGGTAATGATGATTTCATTGGTGATTTGGTGGAATATAATAAGTATGAGGTTAGGGAGAATATCTTAGCCGATGTTTGGCACAGGTTCAACACTAATAATAGAGATGCTGGTGGTAGTGTTGTTAACAGTATTACTAATTATGTTTTAGATTTAGGTAAAAGATATGAGGGTTATATGTATAAACCTCACCACTTGATTAAAATTAGAGATTTCTCAAGTTATGTAGAACAAGGTGATTCTTCTGTTGTTGGTATACCAGATTACGCTGAGGATTTAGAGGATGGGAGAATTATTTGGCGGGATTTACTAGATATTGGCGTTAACGGTATTAATGAAAATACCTTAGACTACCCATTTGTTAATGGTGTTCACTACATGCATGATTTATTTAATTTTCAATTAAAAAGACAAGACCCTTTTTCTGAGTATGGGTTATATTATGAAAAAGCACCTAGAGACCCTTTTGGTAATGGCGTTAATGACAAGACTACTTTTAAAACGAATGATGATGAGTGTTAATAAAATTAAAGTGAATATTAAGGATTTGAATGGGTTAGACCCCAATTCATATATTAAAATACCATTAAATTTAGAGTTTGCTCATTTTGACCAATATGAGGTTGTGTCTAGAGACTTTATAAGTAAGGAGGTTGATAAACTTATTAACCCAATTATCGATTACGAAAAGTTAAGATTCATACCAATAAATAATTCAGGTGATGATTTGGAAAATATAAAATATGAATTAAATTTTTTAAATGACACCAATACATATAACCCAAACTCATATTACTCTGATTTAGGTTTTATTAATTCAGATTTAAAATTTAGGAAAAATAATTTCACAAAATCATTCTTAAAGTTAAGTTTTTATGATAATGACGTTGCAACTAACCAAAGGTTAATATCATTTTTAAGTATATTTTCTAGGGTAAGTAAGAGGGATATTGTGAATTCTGGTTTCGGTATTAATTTACCATTACCAGCCAACGCTTTTAAGGTAAATTTTATACTTAATAACCCAGTAAAATACCCAGATGGTTTTTCCGAGGGTTATTACATTTACCATTATAAGGATGAGGTGAACTTTGGGTTACCAAAGGTGTTATACATGAAAGCTGAGTTTAACAACGCTAAAAATGGTGAGACAATACCATTTATGACTGGAAATGTGGCGCAAGATATTAGTAACTTAAATAGCATGCTATACACTAAATATGTTTTAGTTAGAAACAATGATGGGTATTATTATAATGTGGATAGTACATATTCTAATAATATAACATACAGTAGTTTTACTAATAACGGTGTTATTAATGATGATTGTGTAATAAAACTATATGAAATGAATGTGATATAATGGAAATAATTAAGAAAAAAATAAGTCTAAAATATTTTAATAAGACTAATAGATATGTGTATTTTAAAATTTTCTTAACACAAAGTTTTGATAATATAGGTGATTTTAGTGAATTAAATTTCACACCTAAAGAAATTGTAAATAGGGAGTTATCAACGCTAGATAAGTTTTTCAGAATTGAGGGTGTTGGTGTTAATAAGTGGTATGTCGAATCTGGTTTGGTTAGAAGTTTTACTGATTCTAAATTAGAGGAGGTTAGGAATTACAATATTTTAAGTCCTTTTATCGCTGGTTTTAATGTTGAAAATGAGAGTTATGTTAATTTTAAAGGTGTTGGTGTTGACGGTGTTAATAGAGTTACTAGGATTGGTGATGGTGAGATAGATTACACAATAAACGCTAAACTTGATAATTTAATAGGAACTGAAGCCCAAACTTCTGGTATTTTTTATTCTGAACCATTCCCAGATAATTTTAGTGAAACACCTACAAATGTTAGGTTTTATGGTGAAGGATGGAATCAAACAAATACTTCTTTATCAGCATTATACAAAGAAGAATACCTAATGGGTATTATTTTTAGTCCAGAAGTTAAAAACGATGTATTTATAGATAGAGGTAATGTTAATGTAATGGAAAAACATTTAAGAATGTCTGAAATAGAAAATTTAAACCACTTAGTTAATTATAACAATAGGTTTTTTAATATAATAAAATATTAATAATTTTTAATTTTAGTACTTACTTATTATTTTTTTTTAATATATTCTAGTAACACCATTAACCCTGTTCATAAGCAGGGTTAATTTTTATGATAATAATGATAATAAATATAAATACAATATAAATGGCTAACGGAGTTTACGGTACAGTGAGACCAGCGGATGTATCACTTGATGATGTTGAGGTTTTCTTACATTTCTCACCAAGTAGGGGTTCTTTGGGTGATGTTGGGTTAACTAAATTAAACACCAACGATGTTTTACAGAGGATTTCAAACCCTAATAATAAAAATACATTTGAAATATTTGGTGGTTTATACACACTTAAATTACCAGCCACTATTTTTGGTCTTAAAGGTATCTACACAATTGCGATTAAACCTATTGAGATTAGAACTAAAATTATTGATAGTGGTGTTTTATCATCACAACCAAATATAAAGGGTTTATTATTTGATACGTCAAATCTTACAAGTGATTTGATTAGTAAATTCCAAAATAATGGTTTGATAGGTTATAGAATTGAATATTTGAGTTCAACACCAACAACCACTAATTCTAAGATTAATAATTTCTTTAGAATCATTACCTCAAATAATAAGGCTGAGCCAATCACGCAAAACTTAAATAATACTAGTCAAAAAGCTATTAGATATCGATTTAATGATAACTCAAATTTAGTTTTTTGCACTGTAACACCTAGTTCACCCAGTAATGTAAAGCCAAACGTATTACCATACATAGGTGAATCAAATCAAGATGTGATTCTAACTAATACTTTTTTCAATCCAATCATGTTGGAGGTTGAAATGGTTGAATATGACACTGAATCGTTAGCGATAGGTTTATTCGGTGGGCAAACTAAATCGATTGAAGATGGGATATACACAATTTATAATTTCGAAAATGAGATATTCAAACAATTTAATCTATATGAGATTAAAGATGAGTTTTCTGGTAAACCACTGTTTGAGGTTAGAGAGATTAGAAATAGTATTGATTTCACAAAAAGTTTTGAAAATATAACTACAATATAATGGCTGGGAAAATAAAGGTAGCTGGTTATGCTCAGAAAGTATTTTATAATGATGGTATTGAGTATAGAAATTTTTCAAGTAATTTAGTTGGTAATCAACTAACTAACTCTAATAATAGCGCACTATTCACTATTGGTAACTTTGATATTACGACTAATTTGGATAGTAAGATTAGTAAGATTTTCAATACTAATAATTTTAGTAGCTTTCTTACGTTATCAGACCTTAAAAATGGTGAAAGTATAAACTTAACACTTAATGAGAAGAAGATGACTCTTAACTTAAATAAGCATAAGTTAAGTAATTACGCTTATTTCGGGTCGTTAAGGGAATATATTAGAGTGTCACTTGAGAATATTATAATTAAATGGCCAGCGTCTTTATTTGCATCTCCTTTAAATGACGATAATGTTTTAGTTAATGAAAATACTGTTGAAGATTATGTATATGATGACATATCTGATATTAGTAGTTTCAAGGTTAATGTTAATAGGTTAAATAATAATTTTGATATTAATTTCTTAAAAAATGGTGAAACGTTAAACTCATATTCTGAGGGTAATGATTTAAGGAACTTAACTGTTAATTACAGTAGTTACGTTATTGTCTACAACGGTGTTTCAGTACCAGTAGTTGATTTTACAGGTTCCAATTCAAATATTAATGATTACATTGAGGTTAAGGTTAAGGGTAATTTATTTAATGGTTTAACTAATTTTAAGATAAACTACCATATTAGACCAAATGATTCGTTAATTGAGAAATTCTTTATTGAATTAAGTGATTTTGAAAATAATGTGTTAAATAGGTTTTCATCACCAATATACACTTCAAGTTATAATTTCAATTATGAGGCTGATAGTGGTAATATTATCTTAGGTAGTAAAACTATAACTTGGCCTATATCGGATGGTTATAACATTGACTTTCAAAGTGAAAGCTATGTTAACTTTGTTTCTCAGTTAATAGAAATGTCAGATAATAGTGATTTAACTAGCACAAATTTAGTTAATAGATTTTTTGTTAGTGAATCAATATCGGAATTTGATACACTACCTAATCTTAATTTTGATGATTTAACGAGTGGTCAAAAAGTTAATAGTACTTTAAAAATATATGGTAGAGAATTTGATGAGGTTAAAAAATATATTGACGGTATTGGATTTGCTAATGTTGTAACTTATGATGGTAATGATAACGTACCAAATTTACTAATAAAGAATTTAGCCAAAGTGTTAGGTTGGGATTTAATTTCATCAATTTTAGAAGTTGATTTATTAAAAAACTACTTATCGGTTGGCGATAGCACTTATGTTGGTCATTCTAGAGGTTTATCACCAGTTGAGAAGGAAGTTGAATTATATCGCAGGTTAATAATGAATACCCCATGGTTATGGAAATCTAAAGGTACTAGGAAATCGATTGAATTTTTATTTAAATTTATTGGAACGCCAGATGGGTTAATTTCTTTTAATGAATACATCTACGTTGCTAACAATTCTTTGGATATGAACTCATTTAGAACTATATTAAGTGAGAGTAATGGTACTGATAACTTGCAAGATTTAAATGTTGATGATGATGGTTTTCCAGTTGTCAATAGGAATAATAGTGAGATGTATTTCCAAAAAGCTGGTTTGTGGTATAGAGAAACTGGAGGTGTTAACTCAAATGTTGATATCTTAGTGGGTAATAACCCACATATTGGACCATACGATGGTGGTCAAGAATACATGAACCAATTTAATTGTCTTATACCTGATTTTGAGCCAGTTACTTTAATTAGTGAGAAGACTAGAGATGAAACTACTAATTTATTCATTAATTATGATAATGGTACTTTTGATTCGATATATGATAGCAACATTGTTTCTAACATTGATTTAAATGTTAATTTTAGTGGTATTGTAAATACACAAATAGTTGAAAGTTTGCAAGGTTATGAAATACAACCAGAATTAAGTGGTTGTTCTGGGACAACAACTTGGGTTTTAGATTGTTACCTAGATAATGAGTTAGTTACATCATCAACTTTATTAGGTGGTGATTCACTATTAAATGGTGTGTTGGTTAACTATAATAACTTAGCGTCTCAATATCTGGGTGCTTTAAATGTGTTTTATAATGAGTTAAATAGTAATTACGCACCGATAACGTCAGAAGTGAGTAATTTGAGTTATAGTCTTGTTGAGGAAAGTGGTCAATGTGAGGTCTACACGCCTTATTATTTGGGTAAAGTGATTAGGGTTGAATTAAAATTAAACTTAGACTATTCTTGTAACGATTGTAAACCAGTTATTAGCGTTGAACCTACATTTATATGTCCAGTTAGTGAAATGATTAATGGGGTTTTGTATTTTTATTGTGGGTTGGTTACATTTAGTGGTTTAGTTGATAATATTTTAATTGATAGCGAATGTTGTACCAACTTAGGTTATCAAGTTAAAGCGGTACAAGGTGGTTTTAATTGTTACGCAACGATAGGTAGTTTACAATAACATTGGTAGATAAATTAAATAATTAATATGATTACGGGTAATATAAATAATACTATAATAACTACCGACACTTTTGAAGTCTCTGGTTCTACAACGGCTATTAATTTGGTTGTTGTTGATTCTGACAATTTAGATATATCAGAATGCACCTTAGTTACCACTGAGGTCATCAAAACTAACCCACCAATCAAGTATTTTGATGATTGTGGTTGCCCTATTAATGTTTGTCAAAAAGGTTCCCTTAGAATTACGATTAAGAAAATTGAACCTGAAGGTCCAAAATGTGAAATTAGTGAATTTACTTTAGATGATAGTGGTTTAGTTCTTTTTGTTGTTAACAGTAATAACACCTTTTTCACAGCACCAGAATGTTGTGAGTCTTTAGGTTTCACATCAGAAATAAATTCTAGTAATGGTTTATCCCAATGTAGGTGGCAAGAAATTGAAATTGACCCATGTAGTGGTTTCGTGGTTTTAGGTGAATCTGATGGGTTTGTTCATTTTCAAACCTCGGATGGTTCAAGCACGACTTATGTACCGTCTATCGAGTGTTGCCCAACTAATAGTGTTCCTGAGGTAAGTAATTTTGGTTATCGTTGTTTGATTATCAAGGAAAATGATTCATGTTCAGATTACACACCATCTGGTTCACTTGATAATGATGGTTACGTTCTGTTCTATTATATAGATGAAGATACAACATCATCAACAGTACCGTCTATCGAGTGTTGTTCGATATTCGACTATAAACCTATTCAATTGAATGGTTTGATATATTGTTCACCATGTAAAAGTTACGATAGTTACGAATTTAATTCTTTGGGAATAGCGGTCTTTGTTGATTACAACGGGGAAACATTTGAAGCGGTACCAAGTGGTAATTGTTGTCCGACATTAACTTCACCAGTTCCAGTAACTGTACAAAGTGGGTCACAACCTAACTCACAAGATATCTCAAAACCTTTTGGTGCGACTGTTGTAACCAAATGTAAAAACATATTTTTTGATGAGTGTTCTATTTTCACACCAACTGAAGAACTTGATGATAATGGTTTTTTAATTTTTGATAAAATATCTGGTTCACGTACAATATATGTCCCAACTAGTGAGTGTTGTCCGACTAAGACAACCGCCATTTTAACTAGAAGTGGTTATGCTTGTAGACCAAACCCATCAATTGATATTTGCCGTCACTTATCTGTTATATCAATAGTACCTGGTAATGTAAACCAAACTGACAATTCGATATCAGTGTCTGGTGAATATTGTGATGGTGAAAATTTTACTCGTACTTTATCAAGTGAACTTTCCCCAGATGCAGGTACTCTAACTAATTTACAAATTGAAAGGTGTGTTAAAGAAAGTTCGCTGGTGATAATTGGTGATGACCCTAGTAGGGTTGAGTATATTTTTAGTAACACTATTGTTTGTGGTCCAAATAACACTGTTAGAGCCACACTTGAACCTAACACAGGTTTCGAGATTGAAGGTTGTGATACTCAAAGAATAAGGGTTACTGGTGATGTTGGTTCTAAGGTTGAATTTAAAACTATTATTAGTAACAATGGTCTTTCAGGTTTAACTAATGTAATAACGATAAATGGTGTTTCACAAAGTGAAAGTATCTCAACTTATAGAAGTTTCATAATTCCATCAAATGGTTATTTCGTTATTGTTTGGACTGTGTGCGCTAACAACACTAACGGTGTTGGAGATGTTTGCGTTCCTGTTAGTGCTATTTTAGATATTAAATATAATAATATAACCATTGGTGATTTCGAAGCTAATGCGTGTAATTAATTAATGGTATGGAGTGTAAAAATATAAATGGTGAGGTAATTAAATCCTTCCAATTTGGTGATGATGGTATTGTTTATGGT